ACCATGTAATTTTGCGCCATAACATCTGATACTGCAGGTTGAGCTATGTTGCTAAAAACAGAACCTAAAAAAGGAATGCCCAAGGCTGCACTAGTTACACCCCCCATTATTTTACCGCCTAAATTTTTTATATCTGTTAAGCTTCTTGGTAGACTTATATTAGGAAAAGAAAAATTAGATAAAATACCTGTGTTTCCTTGATTAAATGATGGTCGATCAAGGCCATAAATTGCTATTAGATCTTCATCTGTATATTTATTGTTATTAGGATCTTCTCTTAATTGTTGTATTGCAAATTGTATTTGATCCATTACCTTCTTCCTCCTGGTGCAATATCTAATCTAAACGTGCCTAGCTTCCAATCTTGACTAGCCGCAGTGTTTGCAACTTTCATTGCAATAGATCTTGCTCTTATTCGTGTATCTTTTTTTGTTGTAGTATTATCTACAGAAAAATTAGTAGTTGTTGCAGAACTATTTGGATAAGTCTTAGTTACAAAACTAACTTGTGTATTACCAGTTTGCGAAATAAAGTCAGGTATAAATCTACTTATTCTCATTATAAATTCTCCATCTCCTCTAAGATCAGGCATTCCAACTACCTGTCCTGTAGGGTTTCTTCTTTGAGTAATATCAAAGTCACCAGAAGTGATTGACCCAATAACTGCTGTTACTACTCCTCCTGCATCTATTTGATCGGTCCCTGTTTCCTGTTGATAGTATGTTGTACAACCATCAGTGTTTCCTGTAACATCGTAAGATGCATTACTATCTGGGTTATAGTACGTTGCGTGAGGTTTTGCAAATACTGCTGAGTCTTGCCAAGCGGCTCTAGGCAACGTTCCTGTAGTCCATATAGGCCTTCTAGGCGTAGAATCTAAATAATTGTAGGTTACTACCCTATTGACAGCATCTGATGCAGCTGTGCAATAGAACCAATTTATTTCTCCAAATAGGTTATTTAATCCACAGTTTACAAGATCTCTAGATGTAGAGTTTAAGTCGTCGTATACATGGTCTTCAACCAAACAAGGTAGTGATTTTAGTTGACCATCATAAGAAAAGAATCCGTTTTCTGACATCCAATAAGCTGTACCATCTACTTCTATACAAGCATTCTTACCTAGCAATCCACAGTTGGTGCCCACTTGTTCAAATGAGAATGTAAACGGTTGACCTACAAACTTCATAAGAAATAATGCAGTATCGGTCCAAACGTATATTGCATCCCTACCTTTGATTGCACCCATAATCATAGAACCATCTGCAAGTCTTTGCGTACCTGCCGTATTATCTGCTCTTACGGTATAGGCATTTGTACCATCAATATTTTCTTGGTCAGAGAATCTAATAAACATATCGTCTTGTGTCGTAGATGTTCCAACCGTTGTTTCAGTTCCAAAAAATACTAAGTGTCTATCGGGTGTAGATACTAACACATGTCGCGATGCTGTAGGTGCATTAGCAAGTAATGTTGCTCTTGTAGAAGTTGCGGCTGCAGCGGCTGCATCCCATTCAAAACATGCGCCGTTATATATAAGAGCAATTAATTTTGTACCATAGTTATCCAATACCCAAAGTCCTGGATCAATTGTAAAGTCAGCGTTAGATGGATCACCCCAAGCAACATACTCAGATATATTAGTAACAGTTGCACCAGAACTATGTGTTGCTTTTGTAGTTCCGTTTGCACCTCTAGCCCCACCACTTAATGTATTCGTTGTAGTGTTGTTAGCAGTAAAACTTATATCCTCAGTTCCAATTCTAATTTCTCCTTGAGATGGAAATGCTGCAGAGTTAGCTAATACAATATCTGTTGTGGTTAAATCTGATAGAGATGTGGCCAATGTCGTAGTTGCAGCACCAATTGCAGTACCACCCCATAATGCCGTACCCCAACCATAACCTCCAAGTTGTTGTGCTGGACCCACCGTGTAATAACAAAGAACATCTGCTGATCCGGCGCCACTTAAAGGTGTGCCAGTTTCATTTGCTGCCATTGTAATAGTAAAGCTAGTTGTAGTTGGAACAGATGTTACCATGAATTTTTGGTCTTCAAAAGTTGCATTACTAAATGATGAACCAGATAAACCTGTAACATTGTTGAACATAACAATATCATTTTCTCCCAGTCCGTGAGTGCTACAGTTTATTGTAACTGTAGGAGTTCCGGCTGAACTAGTGAATGTTGCTGAAGATATTGTAGCTCTAATAGGGTGTATGTCATAAAAGATACCACCCGAGTATACGTATAAAATTCTGTTAGTTCCTATTGCTGCGTATTTAATACCAGAGTTGTCGTCCCAATGATGAAGTGCTCTAGCTGCACCAGTTAATTTGTCGTCGCCTAGCTGTTCCCAGCCACCTATTTTTTCTGGTGTGCCGTATCTAAACCTGACATTGTCTCCGTCAAACCATTGTCCCTCGGCCCCGGTCTCCGTGACTTGTTTATTGAATCCAGGTAAAAACCCTAATTTTTGTAGCATATAACCTCATTATATTACATGTTCCTTATTGGTGGAACACCTAACATCGGCCTTTTGTCGAACCTGTTCTTTTCAGCAAAAGGACCATCTACATGGTTATAATGAAGAAAGACCTGCGCACAGACATCCCCTTCAAGTGGTTCTCTCCAATGTTCTAGTTCGCAACCACTATATACTAGCATATCCCCTACATCAAGCAAGACTTTCGTGCCTTCTGGGGCTCCTGGTTTAATGATATTTTTATACTCATCTATGACATTGTCAGCCCCTGTGCCGTCGATAAATATAGGCCATGGGTCTCCACCAAGGTTTAACGTAGTAGATATCTCACAAGAAGGTCTATCTTTGTGTCTTCTTAATATATCGCCTTTTTTATATATTCTAGCATATGAATATGTAGGCACTAGATTAAGACCTGTTTCTTTAGCCATGACTGGTAACATTTTAACAAGTAATGTTTCCATTACATTATCGCCATAATGTGAGTATGTATTTGGAACTTGTTTATCTGACCAAGTTCCAAGCATGCCGTTGTCATAGGTAATATTGTTTTGATACATCCATTGAACAGCATCACGTTTAAGTAAAAAATAATTAAATATAAAATTAGCTAACTCGTAACTAAGTGCACCTTTGATTACTTGATATTTATTAAAAGCCATGTTGTATAAAATTAAAACTTACTGATATCCTTATATCATTAGATAAATTAGGTTCAACACAATGCCACAACCACGCCGGAAACATTATAATTCTATTTTCAATTGGCTCTATACGACACTCTCTCCATAAATGTTTAGGTGGTTTACCTTTTATTCTAATAGGCATTGTTGTTTGTATCCCGGGCCTTGGATCATTACAAACTAATTCACCAGAGTCTTTTGGAACTTTTATATAATATACTCCACTAAATAAACTATTGGGATGTATGTGTGGAGCGTTGTATCCATTTGGTGGATTTATGTTGGCCCACATATTACCTAGTATTGGTTCTCTGTCTAACCACTCTTCTTTCCATATATCTTGCATCATTACAAACAATTCATCTACTAAAGGTTTAAATACAGGGGTTTGATGCATTGCAGTTGTTGAGTGCCAACCATTACGATTTGTCTTTTGAACACCAGGATCTCGTTTGGACCATTCAACTATTTCATTAGCAAACAGTTGATTATCTAACTTTACATCTTTGCCATATATAACTGTCGGAAAAAATTGTTCTTTGATCATCTAAATGGTTTACCCCCAAACCAAACAACAAGAGATTGTCTAACACCTCGTTTTACAGGGTTGACTCTGTGGTTTAAAAATGATGCAAATACAATTGCATGACCTTGTTTAAGTTCTGCAAATTTTCCAGGTGCCATAAGTTCTAAATGTCCTCCCTCAAACTCTGATGGATCATTTAACAACAATGTCATAGATATTTTTCTAACTGGTGGTTCGTGAGACATGTTTACATCACAGTCCATGTGCCAGTCATAAAACCCTCCTTCTGGATATTCTGTAAATTGTGCGTTCTCCGTGACTTGTATATCTCCAAAACCAAAATGATTTTCATTTGCTTTTTGTATAAAATTATTAAGATCACGATACATGTGCTCCATTTCTTTAAATGGTATCCACGATATTGTAGTCACTCTCTTCTTTGTATCTGTGCCACCTCCAGGTTTACCCATACCAACCTGCGCTTGTTGTGGTGGCTGTCTCCTTCCACACTCTATAATCTGTCTGCACTGATCTGGTGTAAACAATGGTGTAGTTGTTTGTATAATCCAACTTTTCCATTTAGGTTCTGTGATGTGTCTGTTTTCGTACATTAACTTACTCCTCTATTTTGAATT